CAGACCAACAGCAGCGACAACAGCGATTGCTTTCATGGGAAGAAAGATTAAACGCGCTAACGCTACCGATTGTTCTACGACCCCGCAGACGTGGTAAGCAACTTATTCAGTTGGCGCATCAGGCCATGCAGTGGCAAGCGCAGGGTCGCCAAACAACAGCTCCTTTAACGCAGCTACGTCAGAGCAAGCATCAATCTCAGCCTGACGTGCATTGCAGGCAGTGCGGACAGCGGCCCGATAGGTGGTGTAGTTGGCAGGCTTTGCTGCCTTGAACTCAGCAAACGACGTAGCCTCGTCGAGCGCTTTAATAATCCGTTTGTCAGACTCGCCAATCAAACTGGTAGCGATGTCATTCTGCTTTGACTTCCACAGTGTTTTCAGGCCTGTGGTGGTTTCGCCCTCTTCGTTAGTTACATCATCCAGCTGCTTGGGTGTCGAACTATTCCAGTAGAACCTTTGATCGTAATTTGTATCAACCGGCTCTTCCCATACCATGCCAATCCCAAGCTTGACATCGTCAGGCGTATCGCGCATCCAGTTGGCTGGATACTGCTGGCCGGTGCTTTCAATAGTAAAAGGCACGTCGTAGGCAATGCGACGTGATCCAAGTTTCCAGGGCATGGGTCTAGACCGATGGTGTGAGTTTAACGAGCAAGCCCGCCATTAGCTTGGAACGGGTTTTCAGCAAATGCCATGTATATGTAATCGTTGCCATTGCCATTAGCAACCGTGCCCAGGCTTCTTAACTTAAATCCGTTAGACAGCAAGTCAGGAATTGAATTATTTGCTTCAGCGTTACTATAGTTTGCGTACAAAAGCTTGTTGGCTGCATTGTATCCGTCACGCTTGTAGTCATACATATACCAAGCAGCAGTTCCATCAGTACGTTTCAGCATTAAGAACGCGGGCTTAAATCCGGTATATATAAAGGGACCATCATTTGACCCGTTGCCGGTGTACGAACCAAACGCGCTATAGCCTGCGACAGGTGCAAAGCAGTACAAGACGTGCGTATAAGATGAAAAATTGACTGAATGTGCAGACCCCAACGTTACAACTGAGGAAGATGGAGTTGTACTATTCCAAGTCGAAGAACTCCCTGCAGCCGCAGTAGTGTTCAAAATTATGGCTTTATCATTACCTAGTGATTTGTGATAACAAGACCACTCACTTGTACCGTCCCTGCGCTTACCAATAATAAATTCAGGGGCAGCATTTAATCCGTGGCCTACAGTTGAACCGCTGCTAGATCCTGTGTAGGTAACAATCGAAAACCCAGCAGACGCATTTGCTCTGACACTAGAAGTAATGCTGCCGTCAGTGTTGCTGACCGTTGATGATCCGGCGTCCCATGCCCAAGCAACGTAATTATTGGAACTACCATTAACACCAGCCGCACCACCCAACGTAAAACCATCAGAGTCAAAACTCATTAGCTCATTTGTTGCCGTGCCTTCTGCGGCATTTAAATGGCTAGAAAGGTACTTATTAGCCCCACGCACTACGTCGTAGATGTTATGGCCGTTTGTACTTGTCCGTGATTTTATCCATACCCAATCAGGACTAAAAGAAAACTCACTACGCTCGTGTGATGAGCCTGTGCCAGCATAAGTATCTACGTCAAAATAAGCCGAACCATCGGCAATCGTCGGGGTCGGGAGGTTCGTTGTGCAAAGTGCTTTATGGTTGCTGGGAGCCGAATAGGCCCAAGCACGTTGCCCAAAATTCACCGACAAACCTCTGCCTGATTGTTCAGTTTGAAAATAAGGAAATATGTTGCTATATCCGGAAGATATGCTTGTAAATGCAGTCCCTTGGGTGCTCCCATTTTTGTAAAATGTCAAAGTATCAGCGTCCATGTCAACGGCAACGCCAATAACATCGCCAGATGTAAACGACGCACCATAAGATGAAAACCCACCGCCAGCGTCTGTGTACTTACGGGCATCGCTTACATATGCAAGTCGTAGTGCTTGGCTCATAGTATCCCCGTTTATTCCAAGCAACCAAGCTCCACTACCGCCCTTATTGCATGTAACTTCCCAGTACCACTTGCCTGAAGAAGGTATAGCAATAGTGCCGACTCTGGCTACGTTCGTGCCAGCTCCCGTATGGTCTAAATTTCCGTTTGAAACTGTTACTGATTGGCTTGGAATAGACAGAGGGTTAATCGTGCAGTAGTTCCCACTGACTTCTCCGCCGGCACCTGTGTCAGTTTGATCCCCATTCGTTGGTACATCAAACAGAACGTCAACTTCTGAAGCTTTATCTAACAGCAGCTCCCCATCAATTACAACGCCCGCAAGAACGACGTTTGCTAGAGAACCGTTGCTTATGTTTTGAATAGACGTAAGAGGAGAGCTTATCCCGGTGATTGTAGTCAGCTGGTTGGGACCAATCCCGTTATGGTTAGGGAGCTGTGATGAGACATCAGTGCCGTTAATTTTCAACGTACCAGGAGACGAGTCCTTGTAGGCATAAACTTGCAACGTCGAGAACGGTATTGTTGGAGAGGGCGAAAATGTAAAGCTGCTGCTTATGGCTGGTACAGCACCATTGTTCAGATCACCATCAAACATTTGCACCCAATTAAACCCAGACCTTTGCGTCCCTGTAATGTCGCCAAGGTATTGGTTTTGTGCAGCCAAAAAATTTAATGCTGTGAAATCATTTTCGTTGCCGCTTGAATCGTGGCCGATTGTTGACTCGTTTTCAAAATCCAGCAGATGGAATCCGTTCGTTCCGAATGTTCCGGTGTAGGCTGCAGCTTGCCAGACGCCGTTGTCGTCATACGCCCCAAATGATGTGGGGTCAAGCGCAGAGCCATCAATCAGGAAGCAATCTGCAATATACCCATCAAAGGCACCATCCGGAACGGTGCCCCCGCTATCTACGCCGCAGCCTATAAGTTGCTGTTCTGTATTATTCACCGCAGTATCTGTGTTCTGCGACGGATAGTTTTCAGTGCCAAACTCAGTCACTTGAGACCCATTGACATATATTTTTACCCTGTCAGAAGCTGTTGCCGCCGTGGTGTCGACCGCCAAGACTATATGATAAAAACTTGCAATGTCACGGAAAACTTGGCTTGAAATTATGCGATTACTGGATGAACTAATTTGAAAAAATAACTGGTCTTGATAAAAGGCTAAAGTTACATTGCCTGAGCTAACTGAAGTTGCACCTGCCGAGAAAAAACGGCGCATCAAGGATGAGCCCAGGGTGCTTCGTTTTACCCAGCAGCTGAATGTAAAAGTACGGCGGTTGCCAGCAGACGACGGGGTGCGCTTGAGATGCGCTCCATGATCGTTATTGAAGCGGAGCGATTTTGTGGCCCCCCCAGCAGCTGCTGCAGCCGCTCCACCGCCAGAACCGATAAGGGCGTTGTTATGAAAAACGCTCATGAGAAGTTGGCGACAAAGTTGCAGTGGATAGAGGAAGTAGTGCGGACGACGTAATCTATTCTGTCAACGGCGTTGGCCGCGGTTGATAGCGTGGGTGCGGTCCCGCCAGCAAAGTCGAACGCCGATCCATATGACAAGGTCCTATTCCCGGTGCCATCTTGCGAGATAAATATCGACCCAGATTGACCAACAGTGATATTTGATGGATTGTCAAACGTTCGGTTCCCGCCGAGCGTGACTTGTGCATTAATGCCGTCATCCATGTCATAAGCAAGATTGGCCCCATCGCTAATGGTGACAATGTTGCCCCGAACGCCGCCAGTGACAGTTTGACCGTTCGTTGTTTCACTCAACAGCAGGTAGCTGGCAAAACCAAGAGCACCAGAGCCGTCAGTCTTTAGGGCCTGGTTCGCGCTGCCGTCAGCCGCTGGGAGAGTCAGGGTGTAATTAGAGGAGATTGTGGCGGGAGCCTCCAAGGCCACATAATTGCTGCTGTCTGCGTCAGCAAAGCGCACATCTGAACGAGCGTTCAGCGTGATGTCACCCGTAAAGGTCGCACCAGACGCACTGACCAGACCAAAGTTGGTGGATGCTGTACCTAGGCTGATGAACCCGTCATTTGCGGCGTTCCTTATCTTTAGAACGGCCGGTGTGCTGCTCGTATCCAAAAACAGCATGTGAGCAACCAAATTGCTCGGCGCTGATGACCCGCTGTTAAGCGTTTGAATCGCGGCCAGGATGGTATTAAGCTCTGAACGAAAGCTACTGCCGCTTTGGTTACTGAGACTGTAATCAGTGGATTGAGGCATCAGGTGATCTCCTTGCCGTGGCCGACCGCTTGATAGTCGAATGACCTACCAAGCACTGTAGTCCCATCAGCAGCAAGAAACTTGATGGTGAAGCCTGTTCTGCTAACGCTGCTCAACTCGAAGTAATCACCAGTTGCCATGTTCGTGGCCGTGATCGTGATGCTCGGCGTGCTGTAGAAGGCAGAAGGGAAAGTCACGGCCTTACCGCTTGAACTTGTGCCGCTGCTGATGTTGCGCTGCTGCTCTGTCCGGCGCTGCAGCTTCACCGACACGCCAAGGGTCTGCACAACGACATCCTGCGAGTCGTTAGAGGTTTCCATCTCAACTTTGAACTGGAACCCGCGCCCGCGTTTGGTGGAGTTAGCAAACGGCTCCCAAGTGCCATAGGTGGGCGAACCACTGGGATCGTCATTGGTAGACCTTGAGTACAGCTCAGCGTTGGTTTCTGACAGGTCGTCAGCGTCAATATCGTTCCAAGTGTCGATGTTGGCCGACCGCGAATCCCAGAAGTCGTCAGGGTTAATCGTGTTGATCTTCAGGTTGGCCAGCAGCTCCACGTCATACTTCGCCCCAAGGTCAAGCGTGTTGGCAAAGATGTAACTGCCGGTTGACACCACATCACCAAAGAAGTCGATGTTGGTAACGCTGTCAAAGTCAGTAATATCATCAATTTTGCCGTCAGCCTCAAGGGTGATCCCGCCTTCTGTGACGCTGTTGAACGCCTGCGAAAACGTGCCGGTGAAGTTAGGGCTTTCGGTGTAGGTCTGGACAACCTCAAGGTCTTGTGGCTCTGGCAGCTCAACTAAAACCGTTGGAATGCCTGTCAACGGTGCATATTTATCGTTCGAGCTTTTTGCCCTGACGAGATAGTGACCATCCAGCAATGGCACGATCTTGCGTGTCGTGCTGCCGTTGACAGCAGGCACGATTTTTTCTGACTGCGCCCATTTAATGTCGCCAGTTGTTCGCGGGTTGTGGCGAATCTCAATCGTGCCACCAATCTTGACATCTAGATCAGTCGGCTCAGGCCAGTGCAGCTCAGCGTTGTGCTGGTCAATCGGCGTAATGTTCAAGCTTGCAATGTTGCTTGGGATTGCTGTTCTACCCTCTGCCCTAATGCTTGCGGCGACAGGGGAAGAACGCCTTTTGCCTGATTGCTCAGGGTTCAGGCCGTAGCCAATCGCAGTAACGCTGACGTTGTAGACGCCCTTTTGGCTATCCATAACGTCAAAGCCAGTCGTGGTAACAAAATGCGTTTCTTCATTGTCACTATCTAGCCTCACAACGACTTCATACTGACTGGCTCGTTCTGATTCCTGCCAAGTGATAGCCACACGCTGCAGCACCTTGTCGCCTTCCTCAAAAGAAATCTCTTGCAGTCGCAGGTTTGTAATAGGGTCCGGCTTTTCTGCTAACTGCGTGACATCGCGAGGCGTAAACGTAAAGCCGGTTTCTTCAATGACAGAAAACTTGTCTCGCTCGTGAGCGAGTGCAGTGATTTCGTAAGTGGCCTCATTCTCAACAACACTTAGGACACGCCAAAGGCTGAGGCTTAAGCCGTCATATCCGATAGAAAAAGCAGACCCAGCAACAGGCGCTGTGTTCAGTGCTTCGCCAGGGGTAACTGTGTTGCCAACAATCGTTGAATTGGCAACAGCTTCAACCTCATAAATCAACGCGCCTGTCCTTGGGTCAGTCTTGGCTGAGCCATCATCATTCCTACCTTCAGTGATGACATTGAGCGTGAAGGTGCTTGGCGCTTGAGTGCCAAACATTTCAACATCGCTGCGGTCTAGTTTGACCGCTGTTGTCGTTGAGCCTGAGGTAACGCGACCAGCAACGGTTTTGCCACTACGAACAGGATCGCCAACCTTAATTAGGTCGCCTGGGCGAACAGTAATGCCAGCAGCAATGTCAGTTTCAAAACTGCAAACCTCAGTCTCGTTGTGCGAAGAGTACAGAAACCAAAGGCCAAGACGACGCGCCTGTGCTCGGCTTGTGCAGGCAAAGGCCGTAATGTTTTGCTTGTTATAGCCGTATTTTTTAATTGGCTTAAAGGACGTTTGCGATAGCTCGACCAGCTCGTATGCAAAGTCTCTGAGGTTGTTGTCAAAGTATTTAACAGATACGCATGTTGGTCGATTTCTTAGGCTTGACCCGGAATAACTAAAGCCAGCCTGCGTGACGTTGGATTGGTTGAACGTGTAGGCAAAAACATCAGGCGCGTCCTGAGAGACTGAAATGCCGCCGAGCTCCCAAAAAGGCATTGCCCTGAAAACAGAGCACATCTCTTCAATCAGCTTGAAGGCTTCCTGCTGAGTCTGAAGCAACACGTTGCAAGCGAAGCGTGGCTCACCATCAATTAGCTCGCCGCAGTAAGCGGACGCTTTTTGGAAGCTATAAATATCTAAATTTTCAGCAACATCAGAGGCACCATTGAAATTGTTGGCAGCGTCTTTTGCTCGCTCTTCTGGCGTGAGGACCTGCGAGCCCAATCCGTACCTAATCGATGTCAACAAGTCGTAAAGTATGAACGCGGGATCTGTTGTCCACTCTCTGGTAGTTTTCAGCGTGCCGTTAAACGTGCCTGAATAAGAAAGCGAACCATCAGCACGCACAGTTGCGTTGTGCGGGATACGCACCTTGATGCCGCGTATCTTGTAACTACGTTGCGGAATACTTGGAAACTGCTCTGCGTTAAACAGCAAACCAACTACGGCGCTGTTTGGGTAGCGCGTCTTCTCGCCTACCTTCAAGGTGATGTCATACCAAATCAGCTCATCGTTTTGCGCAACCGTGTCTGAGTTGAATTCTTTACCCAGGCTTGTCACCCGAATGTCAACCGGGAACGCTGTCCCGGCCAGTATTTTGGCTGGGTCTAGATTGATCAGATGTTTGCGCTGATAAAGGTCAGGAGAAAAGCCAATATGCGTGAAACGTCCATTGCCTAAGTAAACATTTTTCTCGTCATAGTCACCAAAATCAACGCGGTTGTAGCCGCCGCTCTGATACTGAATCTCGATTGAATAATCAATCCTGACGCCTCTTAGTCTGCCGTCATCTTTTGAGACCGTCATCGCAGGCGAACCGATCGTCAAGCGAACGCTGGTTACGTCAGTATCTGTGATCTGCCTTGTGACCGGCGTTGCGGGGCTGCCGTCTAAATAATCAAAGAATCCGCCACCGCCAGTGTTTGTTGTGATCGTGCCGTTCTTTAGAACCTCAGCGTTGACGGCGACAGTGCTTTGGTTAAGGTCGTCAATGTTTTCAAGAGGTAGCTGATCTTGCTTGCCTAAGCGGCTTTCAAACCGCGCATCACGCATATCAAAGTTCAGTTTTTCAACTATTGCCGCATCATCTTTTGTGCTGCTACTTGTTACTGTTGCCGTCGAATCTAAAACAGGAGTGTTGTTGAAAAAGGTATCTTTGAGCGAAGCCAGATGATAAGCAGTTGTTCCGGGAGTCAGCCCACTTGCAGACGGGAACCCCTCAATCTCACCCTCACTTAACAGGTCAACAAGTCTCGCAACTTGGCTTGAGTTCAGCTTCGTTTTAATGCCCATGTCAGTTGCCCTCTACGTTGAGACCTGCCGATATGACAACACTACCGACGATCACCTCTCCGTAAGCAACAGGGACAGGGATGCCTTCTCTGCTGGTGTTTTGCACACCGGAAAAGCTGTTGTTGTTGCGTGGATCGTTGTCGATGTCAGGCGCTGCAATGGTTGGCGATAACAAGCCAGCGACACCTGTCAGGGCCAGCCCGATGCCAATGTTGCCAGCCGCTGCACCTAGGCCAGCTCCTGCCACCCCAGCTTCAGCAACAAAACCAGTCGCGCCCAGACTGACACCGCCAGTAGCAAGCGCCGTTCCGATCAACACAGCACCAAGAGCGATGAACGCCAAATTTCTAAAAATGTTGGCACCCGTCACAACAGGAATAATCCTGATGTCATCGTCAGCCATTAGCGGATAACGAAGCTGCTCTGGCGACTGCCCCAGCTCTAACGTGTGCCGGCCTACGGCAACGGTGTAATGACCAGCGCCCATGATTGAGCGCAACTCTGGAAAGTTGCACAGCAGAAACCGGATTGCCTCAGCCGGTGTTCTTGCTACTGCCTCAAAAACTTTTTGACCGCAGTGCTCCGCCAGGTGCCCATACAGCCTGATTTTGCGAAGCATTGCTGTCACTCGCCATGCCCTTTGATTCTACCGACGACTCAAGGTTCAATCCTTGACCAGCTTTGATCCCCCATGCCGTAGATAAACCACGGCAAACCGTATTGAGTGCAAGCCTTTTTATCAGGCTCACTAGGCAAAGCAGGCGCATCAGGGTGGCTATGAACAACTGCCAGCACCTTGCCCGTGTCCTCAGCAGCTGCGTAGCCCATAGGGTCAAGGATGAAAGCGTCATCCTCGTCGCTCAAGTTTTGACACGGCCAATAATGTTCCGCACCATCAAGCATCACTAGCAGCCCGCAGCACTCCTTAGGTGCTTCTGCCTCAGCGTGCTGCACTACAGCCTTTTTCCAGTCGTCCATCAATTATTTAGACCGACAGCAGGGAACGACCCAAATGGCAAGCCGCCGTTTGCATCACCGTTGGGAAAACGCAAGCGACAATCACTAATCCGCTTGCCACATTGACCTGACACCTCAATGGGCGTCGTCGTCCCTGTGACGACTGCTGGCTCAGTTGTGATCGGTGAGTTGTCGGAAGTCCACACAACGTTGCTGCCATCGGAGTTTTCGAGAACAAGAACGCCGTCATCCTTAAGACGCAGCTGCCTGGTTGTGTACCCAGTAGCTGTGACCTTGTATCCCGCGCCAGCCTCTTGCAGCGTGCCTTCTGTCGGATGGTTTGACGCAAAAGGATTATTGCTGGTCAGAGCAATTTTCAAAACAAAATCTTCGCTGTTCCGCCAAAAACCAGTCTGACTGTTGATTGTGATGCCTGTGATCGTGTTCCAGCCAAAACCTGTGTAGTTGCTGTGATCTTTTGAGTAATGATCCGCAGGGATAGCGATCGAGGTCAGGTTAAAGGTGACGTTGACAGAGCGGCTGCCGAACTCATGGTCTGCATCTACAAAGTTGTGCGTGGCTGTTGTTGTCTGTCCTGCAGCTGAAGGGCTGCTGCCTTTGATCTCCCAAGTGAAAGCGCCTGAGCGCCCAATCTGTACATCAGGCGGATACCACTGATCGGTTCCATCGACGCTAAGGCGAGTCAATGCGGAGATCTGCCCCAGCTCATGTGTCTTAGTGCCCCAAAGAACAGAGCCGCCGGCATAGTCATTGCGGGCAACGTCGTCGTTATAAAGAACAAGGTTGCCATCAGGCTGCATTTTCAAGGTATAGCCATTTGTATTTGTGCCACGTTCTGTTCCCGTCCTCCAAACCGAATGATCTGAGGATCCACCTGGCTTTTTGTAGATTACAAAGTTGCCATCGGCTTGCACCTTTGCGATGAACCAACCGTTAGTGGAAACAAGCGCGTTGCCTTCCGTCAGCTCTGAGCCGGTAGTCAGCTTCTCTTGATTGGTTGAGTAGCCAAAACCTGACGCACTAGAAGATGAAAGCGTCACGCCGTTGACTGTGAACTCATTTGAACCGCTGTAGCCACATTCTTTGCTTTTGTACTCCCACTGACACAGGTTCTGCATCACAAGACGACGCGGGGCTTTTGTGTTGCCCATGTCAAAAGACGACACCAACTCAAACTCAACAAAGTCCCGGTTTTCGGAAACCTTGCGGTCGATGTAGTAAACCTCTTTTGGAAACTGTGCGTTAGCGCCTGAATCAGGGTTTCCGTAAGGGTTGACGCCGTTCTCCCAGTTATCGCTGTCAAGAAAACGGCTAAGAGTGCGGATCCTTGTTACCCGTGCGCCAGACAGATCGTTGCCTGGGGTGATTTGGTTGATGCCCAACAACAACGCTGTCATCTGGCTCTGCAGGTTGGCAAAGCGGATCGACGGCCTGGGCAGCGTGCCATCACCGTTGAACTCAAACCCTGATGCCTCTACAGGCAAAGGTATATATGGCGTGCCGCCGTACTTAATAGAAAAGGCGTCAAGGATGTCGTCTGCGTTGCTAGGGACGGTCGTCTTACGATTGCGGCCTGCGTGGAAGTAATACTCCTCATCAGAGCCGTGCAGATCTTGAAAGAGCTTCAGCTCAAACAGCTCAATGACTGCAAAAGGGCCGGAGTTGAGAAGCTCGACAAAAGCAGTGCTCATGGCTCAATAACTTGCTGAAACGTTGCAGTCAGCTGATTAAGTCCAGCAGATGTCATCTGCTTCGACCATTGCTGGCAAATCCACTTGTAAGTTTCCGTCTCGTCTGGTGGCGACCAATCAAAATGCTCAGCCCCACCGCGTGCCTCAAGGAACGTTTCAATGGTGTCTGAGTCTGCTTCGCTGATGTTTTCCCACGTCAGGTTCCACACCTTAAGGTCCGTTCCCAATCCGTACCTCAGTCGCTGGCTGTAGCCATCACCAAACTGCACGTTGCGCACAGTCGGTTGACTGGTCTTAGTCGCCCCAAAGTTAGGGTCAATAGAGGGAAACGTTGCCATTAGCGGGTAAGAAGTCCTCCAGGTCGTTTCTGTTTAATTAACTCAGCCTGCACAGCTTGGCCGATCACTCTGCCGAGCTGGTTTGCGTCAGGCTCATTGCCCTGCACGCTACTGCCACTCGCATCAACATTCACAACCACGCTGCCAACACCACCGCCTGAGGTTTCAACACCTAGGCGACCACCACGGCCACGACGCAAGGGCAGCACAGCCTCAGGGCCAGCTTCACCCATCAGCGACAAAGTTGGCCGGCCGATGTATCCGCCTTTGGCGTAAGGCACGATGCCATTTTGAGCAAACACGTTGCCCTTGGCGCTTTTGAAGATGCTGCCAACCAACGAACCCACGCCAGACCGCAGGAACATGCTGGCGAATGTTTTCAACAAACCAGACAGCGACTCGCCCAAAGACTTAGTGCTATCAATCAGCCCTTCAATCGCGCCTGTGATTTGGTTGGCCAGCGTGTCTTTGACCTGATCAAGCGTGATCTTGTATTTATCAGTCTTGTCATTCAAATTGTCTTGTGCATCCGCTAAGGCATTTACTGCGGCAAGACGGTCAAGAGTGTATTGAGTCAAAAGGTTGCTTTGATCAATTTCCAGGTTGTTACCAGTAAGGCCTTTTTCTTGAAGCTGTTGAATTGCAAGGTCATAACCTAAATCAATCTCTTTCAGCCTGTTCCCTTCAATCCTTGCAGCGTTGATTTGCTTTGTAAGCTTCACAACTCTGTCTGAAGCTTGCACTGTCTCCTTCGCAAGCTTGCTTTCAGTGTTACCCGTCAACAGAGCAGGCTTGAACTGAACGGTTTCAGCAGCAGCAGCTGTTCCTCTTTCGCCTCTAATTCTCTCAATTTCGGCTTCGAGCGTCGCTTTGGCATCCTTACGCCTAAAGAATTGCGCTCTGCTTAGCCCGCCTTGCACATTTTTAAGAGCCTCATTTCTGATGTCTGCCTCTTCAAATAGGCTGTTGAGCTTGTTAGTTAAGAACGTGACAAAGTCAAGGATGCCCTTAAACAAAGGCTCAAGCACCTTGCCAATGTTTTGGCCCAACGTCACAAAGGCATCTTGAAGCGTTGAAAGCTTGCCATTCAGGGTGTCTGCCTGTGCGACTGCGCCGCCAAAATACTGCCCACCTTGATTTGTCAACGTGATCAAGGCTTGGTTTGCTGCCTCAAAGCTGATTTGGCCTTTGCTCATCGCCTTGGCCAGCTCGTCACCAGACAAGCCGTACATCTTCTTCAGCTCAGTCGTCAGGTCAACACCACGCTCCAAAAGCTGCAGGTTTTCTTCCTGCGAAAACTTGCCCTTAGCCCTGATTTGACCAAACGCAGTTGCGATGCCATCAAGGTCAGCACCAGTCGCACCCGCAACGTCACCCAGACGCTTAGTTGTATCAACAAGAGAATCAGTCTCGATGCCAAACGCTTTCAGCTTTTTAGTGACATTGATTAGGTCGCGAACCTGGAACGGTGTCGCAGCACCAAACGCTTTAATCTCACCAACAATCTGTTTTGTCTTTTCGGCGCTGCCGGTCAAGACCTGCAGTGACCGTGTTTGTGACTCAAGCTCTGCTCTAGAGCCAAACACGCCTGCAAGCAATGAACCGCCAACAGTGACACCAGCGATTGCAGCAAAACCTTTGAGGCTGCCGGCCATTCGGCCAAACGACATCGAAAGATTTTTGGCCTTGCCCTGCACACCCTGCAGATCTCTGCCGAGCCGTCTGATGTTGTTTGAGCCTCTGGTTTTAACATCCAGAAGCATTTGAAAGACTGACTTTTGCATCAGCCCTGCTCCTTATTGAGGATCTTGACCGCCGCAGCTTCCATGACTTGCAAGTCTTCAAGCACGGCCGGCTGATCCTCGACTTCATACAGTCTAAACAGCCATTCAACAGCTGAATAGTCCAGCCCACAAACACCTG